AGCCATTATGCGATCACGATCTTCATCAGGCAGAGATTGAATGTAATCCATTCGATCATTCATCTCATTGATTTTAGTTTGCTCTAATACTTTAGTAGCTTCAACGCGAACATTGTCAGCAAACTGTCCAACCTGCGCCATGGCATTACCCATTTCGCGCAAGCCTGTCATTTTGACTACGCCAATAGGCGAAACTTTGTTTTCTCGTTTTTGTCTAATTAGCTTAGCCATGATTTATCCTATACCGTAGTACCCATGCCTGCGCGTTTAGCATCTACATAACCATTAAGTAATGATGATCCTGCTTTAGCATACGCGCCAATCATTGCGCCCTTGCCTTCCATGCGACTGCTGTATGCACCTAAGCCATAACGATAAGATTGTGACGCACCCATTAATCGAATAGCACCAATATCTCTATTGGCTGCTACTTGGTTGGCATCACGCAATGCCAAAAAAGACATAGATTCATAAGGATCAGTACCAGTTTTAGCTGCAAATATAGTCCTGTTAGATGCTTCAGATGCAATTAATTCACGAATACGCTCATTTTCATCTTCAATAGCTTGAAGCTCAGCCATGCGCTGATTTTCTCTGTACTGGCGTTCTTCTGCTTCAGCCGCAGCTTTAGCATACTTACCTTGTTGAATAGCGCCATATGCAGATACTGCTGTGCTAGCTATTATTGCCGCTACGACTGGATCAGCCATTAGTAAGCTACCTCAAACATTAAACCAAGTAGCGTAAAGTTTAACGGTACTGTGGACTTTACCTCTACCTGACCAAGTTTATCCCAACCTAACAAATAAAAACGACTGCGGCCTGTAATTGGCGCAGGTGGTTTAGATAGGTCACTATTAGTTCTACGCAAAATTAAGCTAGTGCCTGATACGTCTGCGCCCATTGTGCTGTTTAGCAACAAATCTACTGTGCTGATTTTTTTAGGCAAGCCAGTAATTTGTCCATCTGCTGCACCATAATCAACAGGCATTGTCTTAACTGTTGAATCAAAATTAAAACCTGCCGTGATTGTGTACGCTGTATAACCACCAGTTATTGTAATACCACCACCAGAAGCAACAGTGTATTTGCCCAAATAGAACGCATTGGCTTGGTAATCAGCATCACTTGTCTGTCCATGATTAGCTACTACGCTAATTTCCTGATCAGCTAAATGTGTAAAACCTGTGAATGAAGCTGTTTTTGATCCTACAGTTACCTGCTTAGCGCAATCCAGTGTTACATCTTCACTAAACTTTTCTAGTGTAGTAACTGTGCTGCCATTAATAGTGCGCTCAACTGCTGCATACAACACACCTTCCATGCCGCAAATATGAATGATCTTGCCTTCAGTTTCCCACTTAGACCAAGAGCTAATCTGCTCATTACGTGCTGCGTGATAAACAGCAATAGTCCCATCTTCATTTAAAAAGAATGCGTATTGCTCTGGTCGATTTGTTAAGCCATATACGACAGCAGTATCCACAATCCCGTCATCGTCCAACAAATTAGTAGCGATAAGAGATACTGCGTTTGGCGTATAGCCGCCTTCAATTTCTTCCCATTTATATTCACGAATAACTTTACCTGTGTTTTGCACAAACAATGTAGCGCGATCAAATGCTAATGGACGTGTTTCAGCAGAGCCATAAGATGACTGTCTACGAATGTTAAAACTATCAGGAGTTAATGGGTTGTTTTCTGTTTCAGGACAATAAAACTCTGCTTGATCAGTAAACACTTGTAAGTGTCCTGATGAGATTAAATGCTGAATACTATTAACTTGATCCGATGCAATTGGCGCTTGTATTGATTCATCATCAAGAGCTTCGCCAACATCAAAGTCAAAAAAGCTACTGACTTTTGAGCTAAACAAATGCGCCGGTAAATCACGCGATCCACCAAACCATAAGCGTTGACCGTGAAACAAACATGATCTTGCCCAACCACGAGCATAAGAAAATACTTCTTCTTTCCAATCGCGAGTAGGTTGAGGACTTACACTTGCAACAGCAGTAACCTGACCTTGTGCGCCAGATATACCACCAACTGTAGCGTGTGATGTTGTTTGCGTTTTAAATGGAACTTTCTTTTGGTTAGCTATTGTTAATACGCCAGTTGATATTGCAATAACTTCACCCTGCGCTTCAGAATCAGTTTGCGTAACAATTTCACCAATTTCAAAATTAGCCGCAGTGCTAATTGTTAAGTTTTGATCAGAGAATAATGTGTCGCCTACTGTTGCTGTTACCTGTGTAGCAGAAGTGTATCCAGTAATTTCACACTGTTGACCATGTATAGCAACTCGCGCACCTACATGATCTGATGTCCAATGGTCTACGCTTGTAGTTAATGTAATGCTGCCAGACACAGCAGATGGTGTAATAGTTGTATCGTATTTTTGAAACGCATACATTGGCGTATAAATTTTTGCGCCAGATAAATCTTCTGTAAAATCAAAATACGCTGTATTAAATGACGATGCGCCAGTACGAGTTACGATTGTCATTGGAAAATCTTCGTGCGTAAAGATAATGACATCATTACGTTGTGTAAAACGTACAGTTTCTAAAGTAGTTGCATCCCAATCAAAGCCAGTTAATGTCGTTAAAAGCGTACCTTCAATGCTATAAACTTTAATTCGACCTTCTGTATTAGTCGAATCGTAGTACATAGCAAAGATATACAACTGCTCTTTGTTAAAAACAAACGGAATTAAACGTGCGTGTTCACCAATGGTTGCTAGATATTCCATACCAAGACGGCGTTTAACACCACCTTGAACTAGCTGCATAAAGTTAGTAAGAGTTTCTGCGCCGTTAGCATAGGACTTAGTATCACTACGCCCCGCCATTAATGGGTCTAATTGACCAGACGCAAAGTTAGTCTGGAGCGTTCTGACCTGTCGCATGGCTTACATTCTCGCGTTAACTAGACGATTCTGGTTTACCTTTCTGGTTGTTTGAGATGAAGCATCAATGTTGCGAGCTTTACGAATCTGTAGTTCAGCCTTCTCATCGAGAAGTTGTGACAGATCAGCTTGCATAGATACGCCGCTTGCTAATGCAGCAGCGAGTCGATACTCAACCCCAAGCCGGAAAAATGCGGGCCAATCAACTTCTTTAACTCGATAGGTGCCGTCTAAAACTACGGTTTCATTTACGCCCGCATCGCAGTAAATGTTGTCATCATATCGGTCAAACTGAATAGGCGAATCATTAACGGTCACTGCTCGTACCATTAAGATGTCAGCCGGTATTTGATAAGCAGCATCCCAACGTGAAGCGGGAGTGCTAGATAAGCGGTTCAACGTGCGTTGTGCCATCGCAAAGCGCCACGGATAACCTGCTAATTCGGACTCGACAATCTCATCATAAATAGCATTAAGCACAATAGCTTCAGAGCTATCATCACTAAAAGACGTAATCGGTTGCATACCGATCAATGCACAAGCCTTTTGTGCAACTGCTATGTCTGTTGTCGCGCCCATAATAATTCCTAAAGAATGGGGGCCGAAGCCCCCAAACTATTAGCTACCGTTAACTACTGTAACAGTGGTAGCACCAGTGGTGCTAGACACTACACAGATGTCGATGGTAGGAGTAGATGAATCGATTACGATAATCGCGTCACCTTTCTTCAACTCAGCGTATGCACTGTTAAAGTAACCAGATGCAGCTACAGTAGCAATTGCATCGGCTGACTTGTAGATGTACATAGATTCGTCACCTACGTTCATACGCTTCATGTTATCTGCTGAATATGCCATGAGTCACCCCCTTAAGATTCAGTGTGCTTGAGGATGTAGCAACCATTGTCGTCAATCAAGACAGCGCCTTGCGACATAGATGCAACCATCAGGTGAGCTTGCTCTTTACCCTGCCAAGTAACGTCCATAGATACTTCAGCACCAGACGCAGCACCTACTGCTGAACGGTGGTAAGCCAAAGAGTTACGAACTGCACCAGTAGCAGAAAGACCAGAGTGAGTCATGACGAAGAACGACATGAAACGCTTAGCAGAGAAGCCCGCGCCTTTCCAAGGTAACTCAGCTTCAGGCACGTAGTCACGGCTTGAGAACTCAGTAATACCCATCAAGTCAGTCCAACCCTGAGGTGAAACTAACAAGTAGCGTTGACCGTCATCAGCAACGTCATTATTACCAAACGCTTCGTAGACTTCTTCAAGTTTAGCTTGAGTGATCGCGCCAGTACCAGTAGTTGCGTTACCAGAACCATCAACTGCGTCAATGATTAACTGGTCAGATTGACGACCCAAAGCGTTAGACAATGAAGTCGATACAGCGCCACGCTCATCGTGCTGAATTTTCAGCTCGTCAAGCTTGTCGATGTATTCACCTAAGTAGTAGTCAGTCAATGAACATTCTACTTTGGTGTGCTCAAGGTTAGCCAAAGGAACTTGAGCGTTACGAGATTTAGTACCCGCAGTGCCAGTGCCGATCTTTTGGAAGGTGGTAGATTCGCCGGTGATGTTAGTCTTGCGGCGTACAGTATTGAGAAGCTTTGCACCGTTGCGCTGATAAGCCAAATGTACTTCGCTCTCAAACTGTTTTACAAAGGCTGTATCAATAGTATTAGCCATAACAGTTCTCCATTAGAGTTTAATTAAATATCAGCTTGTCCTATGTCGAGTCAGCCTAGTTACCCATAGGGCTAGGCATCAGCGCATCGGGGCTAGTGGAAGCATATACAAGGGTTGCCAAGTTAGCAAGCACTCACTTATCCATAATGCTTGGCCCACGCTTTTGTCACCTCGGCGCGGTAAGCATCATCGATCTCGCCTTGCTTCCAATAAC